AACTCGGCAGCGTCAGACACAAATTTGCCCTCAAAGCTTTTTTGAGCTTTTTCAAAAATCCTGAAGCCCTTGACTCGTGGTTCTTTGAGTCTTGCCTTTATAGCCGGGACATATCTGCCCTCTTCCTGTTTGTGACCGTATTCAAGTAGATGTGCATGGTTTCCGAGATTATCCTTGCGAGATGCCAGGGCATAAACGCCATAACCACCTTTTTGATTTCTCCATGCCTTACTTCCACGAATAGACTTGAAATAGTTTCCAGTCTTTTTGTGAACTGTTGCCCTTGCGAGTTTTCGCGTCGCCGTGGCCAGTCGTCCACCTTCGCGCCTCATAAACTTTTTTGTCTCTGTTGGCATGGTCTCTTCTGCAAGCTCAAGCATATCCTGGTTAAACTTGCTCCACTCACTGACATCCAGCTCAACCGCGTTCATACTGCAACCTCCATAACCGTCAGGATCTCCATAAAGCGCTCGTTTTTATAAACCGGCTGCCACCATCTGACGTCATACCTCTGGCCCGCGTACTCAATGACATAATTAGGCTTGATATCCACCACTCCGGATCTGATTCTGATCTTGTGAGTGATTTCTGTGGTATCGAGTCCGCCCATCATATCTCTGTTGTAGCCGGTTGTCGGTATGATCTGAGCCGGTACGCCCTTTTTGACCTCTGAAAGCTCATCCAAGGTATCCTCACCCAGTTCATTAGTGCCAGATTTCGGCTCATAGATATCAATTAAACATCTAAGATCGCCCGCGTTCATGGCTCTTCCTCCTCATCCTCATCGTCGTCGATGCTGGGTAAAAGGTTGCACGAATAGAGTGACAGAATCGTCTCGACAGCCGGATTGTTGATGGGTTTATCAGTGTGCTCTGTCCTCTGGTCATACATGTCCGAGATCCATATCAGGGCTGCCATGTCAACGTCATCGAAGGCATCCAGCTCGGTCAAAGTGTGGCCGGTATAGGCACAACAATAAGACTTTGCCGCTGCTATCAATGAAGGGATAAGAGCGTCATCCGCTTCAATATGCAAATAGTTGGCGACCGTTGCCGCGCTTAATGTACTGAGTGCCATGATTGAACTCCTTAAAAGAAGAGCGGAGCCATCTGACTCCGCCCGTGTTGGTTTTTATTCACTTGCCATGAGGCCGGACCCTTCAAGGGCTTCAAGCAGCTCATTGACCTTCGCAACAGTTGTGGCTACGTTGGCATTTGATGCAAGACTTGAAACTTTAAGAGCCTGAAGAGGGAAATCCTCAACTTCAGCGCCGGGGCCGAACTTCAGCTCACCATTGATAACCCAGTTATCGCCGCCCTGCTCACGGTAGTTCTTTGTATTATAATCACTCATGATCTACCTCCGATTGATTATGACTTAACCTTCAGACCGGCAACCTTCTGAGCGTTCTGGACCTTAGCATCCAGCTCTACAAAGCCGATAACCTCGACAACATGCTGAACTGCCTTAGCCTCACGAAGTACCTCGATGTTGATGTCCTCGGATACCTTAACAGCAAGGCCGGTCATATCGCCGTAGAATACGCAGAACTTTCCGGCATTGTCGCCCTTGAGCTCAAATACGTTGTCAGAGCAGTAAACATCCTTGCCGAGAAGGGTGTATCCCCAACGTGCATTGAGATCACGATTGAGCAGATATACGCCGTCGCCGTCCTTGATCTTGCGGATTGCCTCGCGTGTCTTTCTGTTCATGATGAAGTAAGCATTATCCTGGAAGAAGTCAGGAACCATCTCCTGAAGGCCGATGAGGTCATCACCTGTGATCTTATTGTTGGCTGTGGTCTCAGCATACTGAGTGATTCCAGGTGCCATACCGGTGATCTTTGTGTTAGTTCCATAAAGGAGCTGACCCTCAATCCATGCTGCAATGTTGAGCGCCATCCTGTCGATAACAAAGCCAACGATATCAAAATCGCTGTTGTTGATCAGGCTCTTGGAGATGTCAACAAGTGCACTTGCCAGGAAGCCAGTGAGGGAGATATTTGAAAATGCTCCGGTGTGGCTTGTGGGATCTGAGAACTCTGTTGCATAGTCCACTGTGATGTGGTCTGTGGTCTCATCCCAATAAGGGATTGTGAGTGTGCCCTTTACATTGTAGCGCTCAGCGTCACGGAAGATAGGGCTGATCTCGATGATCTTGTCAATGATCCTGTTGGCGATGGATGCGGGAATAACAGCGCCGTTATCACCCTTCTCCATGTCTGTTGCTGACTGTGAGATCTCACCAGTTCTGAGATACTGCTCGAAGTCCTTAATAGCCTTCTGCTCAGGATCAAGCTCAGGCTCTACATGAACGGGCTTGAAAGTAGCTGTCTTATCCATTGCCTGGATTGTTGCCTCAACCTGCTTAGCGTCGGTCTCGGCTGTGTTGAATCTTGCACTCTCCTCTTCTGTCAGAGTACGGTTCTCTGCCTTCGCAGTGTCAACGATGGACTGCATAACCTCACGCAGATCGTTGAGCTTTTCTGTCAATTCTTTCTTGTTCATCGTTTTCCTCCTACTTAAAAGAATTTTTTGATGCGTTCCTCCCACTCGGTATAGTCCACCGTGGGCTGTGTCTGTTCCGGCTCAGTTGTCTGGTCCGGGGTTTCGGTCGGCATTTCTACCGGCTTAAGTAACTGTTTGGGTACGTTAGAGTATCCATATTTAGCAACGACATCCGCGTCGATTAGGTCACGGACATCCTTTTGCTCATCAATGATGGAGATATTGAAAATCTCCGCCGCCTTGCCAGCGGACAGCCATGTTTCATTGGCAACAATGGCAGCCAGCTCATCCTCGGTTGCTTTCAGCTTTGACCGATAGAGCGGCATACATGTCCCCTCCTGGATGGCCTCCAGGTCCTCGGCTGTTTTCATCATGTCGTCAGCGTTGCCGATGCAGATTGACATGGGTTTGTGTAACATGAGCATTGTGCCCTGAAACATATTGACGATGTCACAGGCCATGATCAGGAAGCTTGCAGCGCTTGCCGCAATTCCGTCCACGTAGGCATTGACATTAACGCCGCGCTGGATGGCCCTTCTGATCTCGCTTGTCATCGCTACTGCGGCGAATACGGAGCCGCCGGGACTATTGACGTAAAGATTTACTGTGTCGCCTTCCAGAGCGTCGTGAAGGGGCTCAGCCAGGTCCTCAGGTGTGAACCCGTGCTCCTTGCCTTCCCAGTCCGTCCAATGTTCCTGCACAATCTCATCGTAGATATAGACTTTACTCATTGGCTGTATCTCCTTTCTCGGTCTCAGGAGATCCCTGATTCCGGTCTGTATCTGTATTAGGGACATAGAAGCGATCGACATTGATCTCTCCATCTATGGAATACAATGCCGCGCCAAGTCCCACATTGAGCACGTTCATGCCGTCTATGGCCTCCATGTTCTCCATCTTCCGGATCTCATTGATCGTGATCCATCCGGAGTTCTTGGCCTTTTCATAAGCCTCATAACGCTCCTTCTGGGACGCTTTCAGCAACTCAGAATAGTCTGCCGCCCAGAAGTATCTGCCCTTCTCATCCTCGCGCAAAAAGTCGCGGTTGAGGGACGTCTCAAAAGCCTTACCGATGGGGAGTATCCCATAACGGATAAAGTCCTCATGATTGTCCGACATATGAAAAAGAGCATCGATTTCCTTGTTTAAGGTTTCAATGCTCTCATTGATCTGTAATTCTGTGGGATTGCTTGAGCTCTCCTTGAACTCCACGCCCTCATTGAGTACCGGCGCATTGTCTGTACTCGATGAATACATATAACGCCATGTATCTTTTAAGAGTTTAACCTCCGGCTCGCTCAATTTTCGCTTGCTGGTCAAAAAGCCTTTTTTATTGCCGCCACGCTTCAAGGTCTTAACCTGGAAGAGTATGGCCTCATAAGCCGCCTGCATGGCGTCATTGACCTCACGGACTATGCTCTCCCCATACATACCGTTACGGGTATTCCGGAGCAGCTTAATGAACTCATAAGGCTCATATAGTCTGGCATATACATTGAGCTTGTAGTCCTTGAATATGGGCTCGAAGTTTTCCATGATGGCAACATCTTCGCTCTTGACGTAATACAGACCTGTGGGCCTATTGCCGTCCCGGTCAATGTAGATATACCCGCCGCCGTTGTATCCGAGAAAATAGTCCTCACATACGGCCTTCTTCATCTGGAAGGCATCCAGGGTATCCCTTGTGTCCTCATTGATCATGGCCACTCTGGGATCATCACTCACGCGGACTACAACATCCTTACCATCAACCACATCATGACGATACAGCCTGAAGGGTATCGTGGCAAAGGTGGATGTTACGATATCAAGGTCAGCCGCCACCTGTGGGATGGTCTTGATCATCTCCCTGGTCAGTTGGTCACGATTGACAAGCGCCTGGAGCAGTGTGTCCCCCGTGAGGACTGTCCCATCTGTTTTTTGTTTGAATCGGTCAAATATTCCCATATCAAATCACCTGAGCAACAAAGCCGCCATAATTCATCAGGCGGTCTTGCTGCAATAAATAAATCGCATTGATCAAGCTGACAACCATATCAACCTTCCCATTGCTTTTCTTTTTGTTCACGTATCTGTTCATGTTGGTGTCAAAAGTGCATCGGGCATTTTGAAAGTTGATCTCCAGTAACGGGTTCTCCGTGTATTGGAAATTTCCGTCCATGATCTGCTCGTATAGCAATTTTGTGGCCGGATGCAATACGCTGGAGTGCTGCTTGACCTCGACCGTGGTATATTTCTGATCCCATTTCTGGGCTGAGCTCATGGCATTGTATCTGTCAAAGCCGATAGCCACTATGTGAACTCCGAAGCGCTCCTCCAGGTCAAATACGAACTGCTCCACCACGCCATAGTCGATTGTTAGATCTCCGCAGGCTATCACATGCCCTTGGCGGATGTACTGGCGATAATCTATCTTCTCGCTCGCGTTCTTCTCATCAATCCGGCCCTCCGGGATAAACGCGAATGATTCAGCAAGCACAACACCATTGTCCTCAGACATAAACGCGACGGACGTGTTATCGTTTGACATTGACAAGTCAACACCCACCCAGACCTCACGGCCTCGCCAGTCGATGTTATCAACCTTGCACTTCTGTACGGCCTGGACGTCGATATATGTCTCTGTACCGGGCCCGGTGTAGAGTATGTTGCAATGCCGCGTCAGGAAGTTCTCCCTGGCGCTTTCCATCTCGATAGCCCGTCGTCTTTTATCAAGCAGGTCCTCCCATGTCGTCGGTGAGTCCCACGCTACCGGGTTAGCCTGTTTCAGAATCAGATCATCAGTCATCCAGGCCGATGTCTCATCCGGCTCAAATAAAAGGGAAAAAACTTTCTCATCCTCAGTCGTTCCCTCAAGCACACGCTTCGCATACTCGACCTCCTTCTCAAAAGGACTGTCGATTGATGCCGGGTATTTTGTGCTTATGATGAATCCGAGTTTATTGAGGATGTTGAGCTGCCCGGATCTCATAGCCTCTATCGGGTATGAGTTAGGCAGCGCTCCGACCTCATCCGCAAGAAACACATTAGGCAGCCTACCGTCCATCCTACTGTTTGAATAATTAAGCGGGATGTAGCGGGACTTATTCGGGATAAACTCGATATAGTCCCGCAAAATTTTAAACCGCTTTTCACCCATATACTCATAGAGCAATGGTGACATCCTGAGTGTGTCGGCAATGGCCTCCCTGACTTCTCGGCTCAGTGCTCCATCTGGGGCAACCGAATAGAATTTTGACAACGGAGGCTCAAGTATAAACAGAAGGATGAAGATCATCCCCACTGTGTAGGTCTTAAAGTTTTTCCTGGCGATCTCAAGCAATACTGTCTGATATCTTCGCTTTTCATGATTGTCTCTATGCACCACGGTCAGCGCCGCGACATACAGCAACCACTGATATCCTTCAGCGCACTCATAAACCGACTGCCCTGCCTTCAATCCCTTCGGCATGTTTGCCAACTTCATGATCGCCTCAATCTTTTTCAAGACCAGGCCATCAATCTCATACTTATCATTTTTATCATCCGCAATGTTGATGAAGTCCTCGCATTGCATCCTGACGTACTTAGGCGCGGGACTCGACAAGCATCGCACTGCGAATTGATAAGCCGGATGCTTATTCGACAGTGCCATTGAGTATATCCATCAAAGGATCGTCAGGATGATCTTCCTTCGATGTTTCAAAACCCTTGATAATTTTCATCAAG